TGACGTTCTCAAATTTATAATCAAAAACGTCTTTTACTAAATATACTTGGTCTTGTGCAGCAAATACCTTTGTTTCTTCTTTGGATAAAAAACAATACGTACATAATAAATGAATATCCGCATTCCAAGTAGAAACTGTATTTTGATAATCACCTTGTTGTATTAATGGTGTTGGTGGCGTCTGTAAAAATCGGTACATTTGGAAGATGGCCTGATTAAAATCGGGCTGGATATAGGGGAAATTATAGTTAAAATCATATACATCGCGGATTTGAAATAACTCCTGTATAGGACGCAGTGTAACAGTAACCACGAGTTCATTGTATTGTAAAGCTATTAATGGGAAGGCACATGCGCTATTTAAAGTAAACCATGTATTAATTGGAATATAAAGCGTTCTTCCGCGAATAGATGGTTCTGCGCCCGCCGTCGCAGTAGTATAAGACGCGGATGGATATGAGTTATTACGGTCATATGCATTTGCTGGGTCATTTAATTCAACCACATTGCCCGTCATTTTATTAAATAAATCCTTTTTATCTGCAGTAAAATCGCGGTCTACCATTGCTGCCAAATACTCGCCACTGTATCTTTGTAACATTATCGACCCACAAGTTATGGTAATTTCTTTTATCATATGTGTTCCCAAATCTTTAATCCAACGGAATGCGTATGGAGCCCATTGTTCATTATTTTCTGCTACTGGTGGATAAACAGGACTCCATATATCGGGCAGATTTAGTACCAAATATGTATCCATTAATAATTCAGCGTATCTCTGGATTTTAAACGTATATGTAGATGGCTCGGTTAACCGAAGGTCTCTTAAACCATCATAATCAATACGGAACTTTTGAAGGCCAAAATTACTATATTTTGAATATGTCACTTTAAAAAATGTTTTACTCGGATTTCCAGTTAAAAATATGTTATTGTTGCCAACTGATATTATATTTAGTAACCCTCCGGCCATTATAAATTATATATATATTTGTTTATTATATTTGTTTGTCCATACATTATATAGAATCCATGAATGTTATTAAAAAAATTCTCATTGTCTTGATAATTATTATATTTAGTTATATTATTTGGCGGCTTATCGCAAAGCGCAACACTATAATGAGACACATGGAAACAAAAAAAACTATTGAAAATTTTGATTTGGGAATATATAATGACCCAGCCGTAGCTGAACTAAATAAATTAAAAGATAGCAAAATAACTATAAATATTAAAACAGTAATACCCGAATATGATACCATGGCATTAAAACAGTATTGTATTAAGGGCTCTTATAACTCGGCATTTACTGGTAATTATATTAATATGGATATGTTGATATATCTATTGGGTAGAGGCGTCAGATTTTTCGATTTTGAAGTATATTTTATTCAGGATGCTACAACTGGACTCTATACACCACAAGTTGGATATAGCACTGATGGAAAAATCATTGCCATCGAGAGCACTAATACAATTTTATTAGACAATGTTTTAAGTGCGCTCGTCGCTGGAGCGTTTTCTCAAACATCGCCCAATAACAATGACCCGCTCTTTATTAATTTACGCATAAAATCGAACAATAATGATATTTATAAAGCGGTTGCTAGTTCGGTCGATTTTATACTTAAACCAGTTTTATATCATGATACAAATGGAGACCGAAAAGTTACCAAAAACACACCGATGAGTGAGCTTATGGGAAAAGTTGTTTTAATGGTTGACAAAACAATTAACCGCGATTATCAGTCATATACAACATGTGGAAAAGACAAACCCGGCATATGTTATGATTTAACCAAATTAATAAACATGGAAAGTGGTGGTGAAAATATGAATCTTAATAAATATTCGGATATATTAGCTCAAAATGCATTAAATATACAAATTGCTGACAATAACTTAAAAACTAATATAGAAAACATGAATCTGGTTTTGCCTAGCGTGCTACCAGCCAATGCAAGTAATCCAGAAATAATCGATTTTATTAAAAAATATGGATGCCAGATAGTGCCATTTAAATTTTATCAACGAGATAATGGTCTTTATAAATATGAAACGTTATTTAATGATAATAATGCTGGAATTATTCCACTTGCGAAAGCGATTGCGTATTATCAAAAGATGGATATGATTACAAATGGATAATTATACAACTTCGAATTATTATATTATGTTAATATATAGATGAAACATAATATATCTAATAAAAAACAAAAAAAACAATCAAGTCGACCTCATTTTCATAATGAACATTGCGATAATAGTATGACATTTGAAGAATGCGAAATGGCTATTTTAAGACATGCAGTAGAAGAAACCGAAGAAAAACATGGACAATCGACCGTAAACAGTCCCGAAATACAAAAAATGTTAGTAATTGTCGAGGACTTTATCATAAATAAGAAATTAGTGTGTTATGGCGGAACAGCAATAAATAATATTTTACCAAAATATGCCCAATTTTATAATCGTGATTTAGAAATACCTGACTATGATTTTTATTCTTCTGATGCTCTCAATGATGCAAAAGAATTAGCCGACATATATTATGAAGCTGGTTATAAAGATGTTGAAGCAAAGGCAGGTGTTCATATGGGAACATTTAAGGTTTTTGTTAACTTTATTCCTATTGCTGACATAACGCACATGCATAAAGAGCTATACGACGCTATATCGAAAGAATCAATTTTAGTTGCCGGAATTCATTATGCTCCGCCCGATTTCTTGCGAATGTCAATGTACCTAGAATTATCTAGACCCGCTGGCGATGTATCACGCTGGGAGAAAGTATTAAAACGCCTAACATTGTTGAATGAACATTATCCAATGAATTTTGGAAAGCATTGTGATAGAATTGATTTTGGCGATGCGCCGGGTGGGGATAAAACTGCCCGTCAAAAATTATATCTTGTAATTCGCGATGCTCTTATTGACCAAGGTGCAATTTTCTTTGGCGGGTATGCTATGTCGCTTTATTCTGAGGCGGTTCATAGTAATAAAAAGGAGTCCGCACCAGATTTTGATGTTATTATTGAGAACCCAGAAAGGTGTGCTGTCATTTTAAAAGAACAATTAGAGCGCGAAAACATAAAAAACGTAAATACAATTAAGCATGAGGCGATTGGAGAACTAATACCCGAACACATAGAAATCAAGGTTGGAAAATATTCGGTGGCGCTTATTTATAAACCAATTGCGTGTCATAATTATAATAAAATTGTCCGCGGAAACAACGAAATAAATGTTGCGTCAATAGATACGATTTTAACGTTTTATTTGAGTTTTCTATATACTGATATGCCTCATTATAATAAAGAACGTTTGGGTTGTATGGCCAAGTTTTTGTTTGAAATACAGCAAAAAAATAGATTGGAACAGAAAGGACTACTTAAACGTTTTAGTATTGAATGTTATGGTAAGCAACCAACACTCGAAGATATGCGTGCCGAAAAGGCTGAAAAATATAAGGAATTAAAGGACGACCGTGATGATAAAGAATATGAGATGTGGTTTTTAAAGTATGTTCCAGATAAAATACAGCATCGTAGTCCATATGCGAAGGATGTCTCCATAAAGAACAAGAGGGCGTTGGATGAGATTGATAGAGAATCTGTGAGAACCAAACCAGATGAAAATCAATTGGATGTAGCACCTATTCAGAATATACAAAAAACAATACTAAAACATAAGCGTCGCAAAACACACAAGAAACATGTTCGATTTATAGATATGTTTAGAAAGAGGCGCACACGAGCAAATAAATAAAATAAATAATTAGATTTATGCGTAAAACTAATTATTTTCCGAGATGAATTACACCCTTGAAGATTATAAACTACCGAAGGCGGTTCAGTCTTCATCGGTTTATACCAGCGAAGATTTAAAATGGGACGCTCTGTAAGAGCGTCATTTCAAATCGTTACTGGAATCTGACCCTTGATGAATTAAAATGTCCCATTTTAATTCTTCAAGGGTTTAAACATGTTGTTGTGTTATTGATAGACGCGATTTTCGTCTCTCTTGTCTTTGCACATATGGCATGAATGGCGGTCCATTTTCTTTTGAATATATTTGATGCATGTCAATTTGATTCTGGGTATTTTTTATTTTGGGCGCATTATAATGTGCGTTCCATATTTCATAAGCAGACGCCTTTTGTTTTTTATTTAAACATAAAACAATAACCGCAATCGCAACTATAACTACACTTACTATAACGCCTATGACCATCGCTGTATTT